CAACAACGTATAATACACCCCGCAACCCACGATAAATAAAGGGATTGCGGGTGCTTTTTTGCTTAGTCATTTATGTAGAAAAACATGGAAATTGAATCTTCTTTCTTGTTGTAGACGATTTTTTCCACCACACTGGCAAGAGCATCATGCTTTTGAACGTCTGTTGATTTGTCACATTCAATAATCTCTTTTGCCGAGCGTATCTTTTCTATGAGTTTGTTTTGAATATCGTCAGGTGTAGCAGCAGAACATTGTTCAAGCATAGCGTTTAAATTTGTACGTTCATTTGCAAGTATTTCTTTATTGGCTTTGTATTCCTCTAATGTGTCTATTCCGTCTCTATATGCCTCTTTTATTCGTTCCTCTTTCATAACAAGTCTGCTTAGTTTATCTTCAATAAGTTTTTTCTCGTTATTATCGTCATTATTTGAAGAGTGAATTTCATAAGTTACTTCACCGGTGGCAATAACTTTATCCAGTGCTTCAAAAATAGCAGGCTTAAGAGCAAACTCATTAGTTGCATGTGATACTGTGCAGGCTGCATGATTGTATCCTGTACACTGAAAATAAGTGTTGCCCTTTTTGCTGGTGGAACATCTAACAAGACGTTGCCCGCACGCAGAACACACAAGGATACCTGAAAGCCAATGCTTATATGTACTTGTTGGTCGTTTACCTTTAGCATGATAGGTTGATTTGTCACGTTCCTGCGCTGCATTAAACAATTCTTCAGAAATAAATGTTTCGTGTGTGCCTTCAGTAATCACCCATTCTGATTTATCTTTAATCCTGCGTGTTGCATGATCCGTTTTATTCCAAATGATTTTGCCGTTGTAAAATTCGTTTCTGATAATGTAAGCCACTGTTCGGTTTTGAAATTTGCCACCACGTTTGGTTTTATAGCCAAGAAGATTCAACGCATTTGCTATCTCCCAAAAAGACATTTGTTTATTGACGTACCAGTCAAATATCTTTTCCACTATTGGAGCAGTGTCCGGATTAATTACCGGGACACCATCCTGCATTTTGTAGCCAATTGGTGGGTCAGAATTGTAACCACCCCTTGATGCACGTTCAGTCATTCCACGCATTACTTCTCCAGATAGATTAATTGAATAATATTCATCCATCCATTCAAAGATACGTTGCACAAGCTCACCAATAAATCCATCAGGAATAGGTTCTGACACTGAAACAACGTCAACACCCGCTTTTTTGAGCAAATTCTTATAAACTATTGCTTCTTCCTGATTTCGGGCAAAACGGCTGAATTTCCACACCAAAATAACATCAAAAGGATGTTCGTCACTTTTGGCTGTTGCTATAAGCTCCTGAAAGGCAGGTCGGTTTTTTGCTTTTCGTCCTGAAATACCATCATCCTGATAAATAAATTTCTTAGGAATAACTATTCCGTTCTTTTTGGCATAGTCAAGCCCAAGACGTATTTGTGCATCAGGAGAGTATTCTGTCTGATCATCTGTGGATACTCGTATATATAGTGCTCCTGTTTTCATAGATTGTACCACTCCCTTAAAATCTTATGTATTTTAGTGTATAAAAATAACACCTAGCCATACTTGACCAGATGCTATTTTTAATGGTACAATCTAGTTGCGATTTGGATGATTGTATCATCTTTGGGCTGGTCTTGTATGGGCTGGCTCTTTTTAATAATCTAGTATTCTATCATATTTGTCATATGCTTTAATCCATTTTTTATATGTAGGTGTCCAGTATTTATGGTTAAGATTAGACAATCGGTTCTCAGCTTCTGTACCATAAAAATCAATGGTATCGTCCTTATAAATTTGAATTAGTTCTTCGCAAAGTGCATTAATTACTTTATTTCGGGATTTGTCTGAAATATCATAGTCAGAGTCATCCCATTCAATAAATGCTTCGCTATAATCACCTTGCTTGTATAATTTCATTATATAGTTTTCTTCTTTTTCACGTTGCTTATCCACAGCTTTGTTATATAGAGATTTAGCTTCGGTGTATTGATTAGTTTCTAGCATAGATATGACAGAATCATAATCACCTTGCTTAAAGTTCTTTTGGACATTGCTCAAATAAAAATAACATTGGTCATTCATCAATTCCAAATCATTATATTCAACATATTTGTCATTTTTCTCCAAAAGCTCAATTTGCGATGAAGCTTGTCGATACTTTTTTTCTGATATTAATTTTTTTGCATATTTATAAGTGCTATCGAAAAAATAAAATTTGCTTTCTTTATAATCACCTAATTTTTTAAAAGCTTCAATTGAAGAACTATAATTTTTTTCGGAGTATGTATGCATAGCATATTTATATTTCAAGTCTCGCCATACACCTGATTTTAAACATATAAAAGATACAATTAAAATTATCAATACTGAAAATATACAAATGTAAAATGTTTTTTTTGGAATGCCTTTATTGTTTTTTTGATTAGAAATATGATTAAAAGTTTTTGACATACTAATCTCCTTTGCAATTGGAAAATATTTCCAGTAAAAAAACAGTAAAAATCAGCTATAATATAATCATATTACAAATGATAAGGGATGATTATGAAAATACTTATATGGAATAAACGCACTGAATGTGGATTGAGTTGTAGGCAACTTGCTGAACTTACAGGACTATCAAAATCCACAATTAATAACTTAGAAAATTTAAAAAACTCTCCAACATTGGATGAACTTAAAATTATATCTAAAGCGTTAAATTGTCATATCACTGATTTATTTATAGAATAACACATATTTTTACTGAAATGTTAATAGTTACATAAATGTCCAAATATATGGACATTTGACTTAAACCTATTGCTTATTCCCAAATATTGGATAAAATGAAAGAAAAACTAGACAAGGGGACAAGCAAATGGAGAAAGAAAAAATTAAGAAACAAATCATTCAAATGCTCAACAAGATGAACTTGCAGCAGTTGAATGAAATTTTCAAAATCACACATCATTTTTTTATAAAGGAGCGTTAATGCTCCTTTTTTATATTTGAAATGTAGTTTTTAATAACTGATCTTTCTTCTTTGGATAACTTCAAATATTCAAAGATGATGGATTTCTCATACTCATCTAATTCATATTCAACACACAGCTCATCAAGTGTCGTTTCAGGCAAGTCCACAAAAGGCTCACCGTCACCTTCCACTAGCCAAAAGTAATTGACGTTGTATTCACGGCAAATGGATTTTAATGTTGCTTCGGAAATAGTGTTTTTGCCACTTTCCCATTGACTTACAGTATTTTTGGCAACTCCTAGTTTCTCACCAAATGCCTCCATTGAAAGCCCTAAGATGCTTTTTCGTAATTCCTTAACTCTTTCTCGTATAGTCATGTATTTTAGCCTCCTTCCTTTAATTCTTAATTCTATTTTACCATAGTAATTTATAAAATCAATAAAAAAGTTCTTTAAAAGAACAAAAAAGAGTTGACAAAGTTCTTTTAAAGATATATATTGTTCTTGTAAAGAACGAAAGGCAACAGAAAGGAGAGAGAAGTGGAGAAAACAAAAAACTGCTAGGAGCACCATTCCTAACAGTTAAGTGCTAAATTTGTTAACCCAATATACTCCGCAGGCTTTCGCCACATCTGATGGTGCCAAATGATTATATATGGGGAATGGGAAACTATTCTCCGGATAAAGAAAGGAGAAAAGCCAATGAGTGAAAGCAAATTCAACGAAGAAAAGCAGGACGTAAGGGAAATGATAGAAAACATTAAACAAATGTCTGACATTGATAAGGCAAAAGTACAGGGAGTAATGCTTGGAATGAAGATGGCAAAAGAAACTCCGGGAAAAACAGCATAGCAAGAGACAGGCAGAAGAAAACATAAGATTAAACAAGAGATAAGGAGAGTGATGGAATATGAAAGTAATAATCTATGTTAATCACAAAGGTCAGAGATATAACTGGGATGAATTAACAAAAGAGAAACAGAGAGAATTTACAGCAAAGTTAAATAAGCAGACAGCCAATGCACTTGGCTACAAAGAAAAGAAATAGAGCAACAAGTCTAAGGACATAAGGAAAATATTTTTATTCACGAAAAAAAGCCAAAAGGCAGAAAGGAGAAAGCAAGTGCGTTCCTGAAGGGGCAGCTACATAACCAATTCCCAATTGTTAAGTGTTTTTCATAATAAGATCCTTTTTAGTATTTTTAATATTTTGTTTAGTTAAGTAGTAACCGTAGCTGCTCCGTCAGGAGCGCATTTGTAGAGAGTACCAATGTCAAAGATGAAAAGTAATTTAGTAGATTCAATGGAATACTGCATTGAGTGTGGAAGTCCATACGCAGAGTGTCACCATGTATTCTTTGGTTCATTCCAAAAGAAGTATTCAGACAGGTTTAAATTGTACATTCCATTGTGTGCAGAGCATCACAGAGGAAAAAACAGCCCACACAAGAACAGAGAAAAGGACTTGGAATATAAAAAGATGGCGCAGAGATACTTTGAGGAGAACATTGGAGACAGAAAAGACTTTATGCTGAATTTTGGTAAGAACTATTTATGGGAGGAAGAAGAATAATATTTGTAGATGGAGAAGTAATCAAAATTAATGGAAAGGAAGAAGATTTTTTAGCTGAAGGATGTGCAATGATAGGTACCATATTGACAATGGTAGAAGTGAAATATGGAGAAGAGGAAAGGGAAGAATTTTTAAATATAGCTATGGAAACGGGACGCAAAGAAATAGAACAAATAATGAAGGGAATTTCAGAAGAACCAAAGGAAGATAAATTAAAGAACAGGAGAGATTTTATAAATGGAGATAGAAACTAAATATATAGGACACGTAAAAAGAGAAAGAGAGATTGACAGCATCAATCTACGAAGCCGTCAATCTCAAAAAACAAATACAGTATACCACGATACAGACATGGAAATCAAGATAGTGTGTGCGTTTAAAAATGTAATATTAGCAGCAGTTATCTTGTATCTGATGTATTTAAAAGGATTAGTTCTAATTAAAGGAACATCAGATTTGATTGGCGCAATCCTTAGCTTTTGCACAGCCTTTTGTATTGGCATGCAGTGGTTAGACAACAGAGTGGTTAAGTTTTTAAGATGATTTAGGAGGAATTGAAATGGAACATCAGGGAGCATCAAGCACCAGAACATATTATAGAACTTTTGAAGTGAGCTGTATCTATAGTGGAAACGCAAGAAAATACAGTGTGACTTTTGAACCGAATGGGAAAACAATCGAACAGTACAGAAGTAAATTTATGCGTGAAGAGTGTGATTGCCCTAGCTGTTCCCAGAAACGAAAAGACAGAGAAAAGATGATCAACGCACTAAAGAGAGACAGAGCATACAAGGAATTAAGCTTGTTAGGAGAATAAAATGGGAAAGACAGCACAAATAATGGAATGGAACAATGAATATGACAAATATTCGGAAGAACAAAGAAGAATGATTAAACACCTTCCAATGAAACCCGGAGAGATTCTTGCAAAGTACAAGCGTGGAAGTGGAGGAAGGGAAGATAAATTAACCATTTTGGCAGATTTAAACGGATGCGACAAGAAAACCATAGCAATGATTTTGGAAATGGAAGAATCGCAGAACAGAAACGCAAGTAAAAAACAGATCAGAGTTAAAAAGGAGAAGAAAGTGGAGACAACACCAAAGAAAACAACAACCAAAACGACAACCAGAAGGGAGAAAGTCCCGGCTCTCATATGGAACGTTATTGAGAGAGAATACAAGGATTGCAACGAAAGAATTGATTCATTGAAGAGAGAGCTTAAGTGTGCGGAAACAGCATTGGTTAGTTTTGCAGATTTTTTAGATAAGCATGAAGCAGAATAAGGAGAGTAAATCATGAAATTAAAGAACATTGAAATTAGAAAAATACATAGTCATCCGGATAACCCCCGCAAGGATTTAGGAGACATTAACGAGCTTGCAGAAAGCATCAGGGCAAATGGTGTAATGCAGAATTTAACAGTGGTAGAAAGAGCAGATGGGGAGTACACAGTAATAATCGGTCATAGACGTTTGGCTGCATCTTTAAAAGCAGGGCTTGATGTAGTTCCATGTGCAGTAGTTAAGATGGACGAAAAAGAACAACAGTCTACTATGCTTGTTGAGAACATGCAGAGAAGTGATTTAACGGTATACGAACAGGCACAGGGATTTCAGATGATGTTAGACCTTGGCTCAACGGAAGAGGAAATTGCAGAGAAGACAGGCTTTTCAAAGCAGACAGTAAAGCACAGAATTAACCTGGCAAAGTTGGATCCTGATATTTTGAAAGAGAAAAATGCAGATGAAAACTTCCAAATGACACTTAAGGATATGTATGAGTTGGAGAAGATAGATGATGTTGATGCAAGGAATGAGATATTGTCTACTTCCAGTAATTCAATGGTGTTGAAAGCAAAAGTGTCAAGATATTTGGAAGATCAGAAGAAACAACAGAAAAGAAAAATCTTTTACGAAAAATTAAAAGAGTTAATCCCTGACATTAAAGAACAGAGAGACACAACTGGTTATCAGTATCTAACAAGTATATATATATCAGCAACAGATACAGACGCTGAAGTAGAAGAAAAGGCAAAAAGAATATTAAATAGAATTAACGAATATAACGCAAAAGAAGTTATGTATACTGAATCATTTGATTCAGTATACATTTACAAAAAAATGGAAAAGAAAGAAGAAACACCTGAAAGCAAAAAGAAAAATGACTTAAAAGAGAAACAAAAAGAAATAATTAATAAGCTCGATAACAGAGGAAAATCAATAGTAAAAGAGATTACCCAATTTGTAGAGGACATTATATTAAATAAACACAAATTAAGCAGGCATGCAGTAGAAGAAAGAATTTTTATATTACATTTGTGGGATTTGATTATACATCTGGATGATTCAGATACAGAGATTGAAAATATGGCACATAATCTTGGTGCTATATACAAATATAGACATGTTCCTGATAAGGAAGAACTGGAACTTGATGAATTACAAAAAGAAGTAGACAAGATGAACATCATTAATCAGATGTGGCTTACTACAGTTAAAGAAATAGAATTCTTAAAACCATATAGAAATTGGAACGGTGAATATGAAAAGGATGAAGCAAAATTAATACTTCAAGTCTGTGACTGCATTTCAGTATATGGCTATTACCTAAAGGAAGAAGATGAAAAGTTCCTGAATAACGAATCAGAACTAAAGACTCGTCTTGAAGAGATAGAAAAGGAAATAAAAAAGTTAAATGGATAAATTCAAAATGATTTACAACATTCTCACCGATATTTGCAAAGTGGCATTGAAACATAAAGATGCCACTTTAAATGACAATATGGGAGGGAAGATGATGGAAGAATTTAAAACAGCATTTGCAAAATACCCGGAGCAAGAGCATAAGCTGGCTGTGGCTATTGCAGATGCAGTAATGAAGTATTTATTTGATTAGAAATTACTGGAGGTAGTAATGGATAAGAGTGGACGTGAAGCATGGTGGAATTACTTTGTAGAAAACTACAATGATGTTTGCCCTAAATGTGGAAAAAGAATAACAAGATATGAAGATGGAATAGAGTGCAGCAGAACCAAGAGAGGGACAAGCATATTTTTCCATAGAAAGTGTGAAAGAAATGGCTAAGTTATCAAAAGAAGAAATGGCAAGACGTGAGGGAATGGCTTATGCGTTAAGGATTGCCAAGGAAAAGGGAATAGATGCATTGGAAGAAGATTTGAAGATGCGTAATGCGATAGATCTACCTTTAAGGGTATCTAAGGCAGATTTGAGTAAATTCTCTGAAAATGTCAAATACAATATAGTTTTCTACATAAAAGTCTTAATGGCAGTAACAATGCATGATGAATTTGGTTTTGGTAACAAAAGAATCAAACAGATGTTTAAAAGGTTCGACCTGAAAGCAGAATGTTTAGCAGATGATTATACTACTTGGGATGAACAAGTATCTATTATAGCTGAAGAATGTGGCATTGATATGAAATTCGGTATTAAAGATATAAATGTAACAGTTTAAAAATCAAGAAAGGAGAAAGAGTTGTGCGCACATAAAAGAATTCTTACTCCAGGAAGAAAAATGGATAATTTAATCATAGACTGCTTCGCTGGTGGAGGTGGGGCAAGTGTTGGAATAGAAATGGCTTTAGGAAGACAAGTTGACATAGCAATTAATCATGACCCAGACGCTATTGCAATGCACAAAGAGAATCATCCACATACATTACATTTAACAGAGGATATCTTTAAAGTAAATTTGCAAAAATACGTTAAAGGTGAACATGTTGCTTTAATGTGGGCTAGTCCAGATTGTACAAGTCATAGTAAGGCTAAAGGCGGAAAGCCAAGAGATAAAGGCTTAAGAATACTTCCTTGGGCAGTATTTAAACACGCAAAAACAATTCTTCCAGATGTAATTATCATGGAAAATGTTGAAGAAATTCAACAATGGGGACCATTGGACGAAACAGGGCATCCGATAAAAGAACGCAAGGGTGAAGACTATAAGAAATTTATAACAGCAATGAAATCACTTGGATATGTATTTGAAAGTAGGGAATTAATCGCTGCAGATTATGGAGCACCTACAACAAGGAAACGTTGGTATGCAATATTTAGAAGAGATGGTAAGTCAATTATATGGCCAGAACCAACTCATAACAAAGATGGTTCAAATGGACTAAAGAAATGGGTGCCGGTATCAACCATTTTGGATTTCAAAAATTTAGGTAAGTCAATCTTTGGAAGAAAAAAGCCGTTAGCACAGAATACAATGAACAGAATTGGCAGAGGCTTAAAAAAATTTGTGTTTGAAAACAAAGAGCCATTTATTGTGCCAATAAGTTCAAATGAAAAAATAACACCATATATTGTGCCTATTGGATATGGCGAAAACAAAAATCAAAAGCCAAGAGTAAATGGACCAGATGAAACGTTAGGTACGATAGTAACAAGCGGAAAGCACTATATGTGTACTCCGTACATCATTCAATATCATTCCGAGACGGCAAAGGCAGAAGTGAGAGGACAAAAGGTGTCTGAACCGATTATGACGCTTGATACAAGCAATAGATACGGAATCGTCGCTGCTTTTCTGTCAAAATTCTATAAAACCGGAACAGGTCAAAGTGTATTAGAACCTATTCATACGATAACAACATCAGCCGGGCATTTTGGTCAGGTCAACGTTTTGGCAGTTGAAAAGAATAAATTGTTTGAATTTGGAATTGATGAAGATATGGCTCTTAAATGTACCTGGGTTAGTCAGTTCATTGTTGAATACTACGGACAAGGAACAGGACAGAGCGTTGATAGTCCATTACATACTATTGTTACTAAAGACAGATTTGCATTAATTACAGTATTGGGAAACGAATATGTAATTGTAGATATTCTATTAAGGATGTTGACTCCTGAAGAATTAAAATTGGCGCAAGGTTTTCCGCGAGATTACATCATTGACAGAGTTGACGGAAAGCCATATCCGAAATCTAAGCAGGTGGCAAGAATTGGAAACAGTGTAGTTCCGATTATGGCTCAAAAATTAGTTGAAGCGAATTGTGGCTATTTGAAAGTCGGAGAGAGGATTCCGAAATTGTATATAAATGATGATAGTCCACAGTTGAGTTTTATGTAAATGTTAAGAAATGTTAAGGAGTGAAACAACATAGCAAAATATAAGTCAGAAGGAGATGAAAGATTATGTTGAAAATAAAAGATGATGTAGATTTAAACGAACTTAGAAAGTTTGGCTTTAAAACAGGTAAGGAATGGGCAGATTCAGGAGAACGTTGTCTGCAAGGCGGTGGATTTGAGTATATGCACGGATGGTGGCATAAATTCCTGATGGATGAGGAAGATGAAAATAAGATAGCCTATATGTCTGAAGCATATGATATTCCTAGTGTTCAAATATCTGTAAGAACAGATTTTCATAGAGATATATATGTAGATGTTGCTATAGAGGGAAGCTATCATACTTCGGATTTAGATGTTGTAACGGAAACTATAAATGAATTAACCAAGGCAGGACTATTAGAAATTGAAAAGGAGATGGAAAGATGATAAATAGATATTTATTCAAAGCAAAAAGACTTGATAACGGAGAATGGGTGCAAGGGGCTTTAGTATATGACGATATGGACAAGTTGTACAGGATAATTATTGAAATTGACTATTCTACAGGAACTTGTATACAAGCAGATAAAGCTCCAAGAGTTGATGCATCTACAATTTGCCAATGCACAGGCTTGAAAGATAAGAACGGCAAACTGATTTGGGAGAATGATATTATTGCTTATTGGGACACATACAGCACAGAAAGCGGACTTGCAGAAGCTGATTGCACAGGACAGGTAGTATGGGATGATGAAACTATGTCTTTTCAAGTAACAAACAGACTTTCGGCTGAAAGCTATGAGGTTTTAGATGAATGTAGTGTTATCGGCAACATATTTGATAATAAAGAGTTATTAGAAAGTGAGGAAACAGTATGGCAAAGGTCAGAATTACAAAAGAATTAGATTCAAGAAATATGCAATATTTTAAATTAACCAAGAAACGTGGAAAGATTACAGATAGAGAAGCATTTGAAGCAATGGAAGAATCTTACTATTTTGGGGAATACTTAATTCGATTCAATGTTCCGGAAGAAGCACCAATGGATTTGTATGAAGATGGTGATGAGTGGAGATTGTACGCAGTGAAAGAGTTGTTGGAAGAAGAAATATACAAAGCTCATCAGGAAGGTTACGAAGAATGCAAAAAAGATTTTAACTTTGAAAAAACTGCAAACAATGGTTGGATTCCATGCAATGAGAGACTGCCGGAAGAAGGTGTCCCTGTAAACATTACATATAAAAACAGTAATCCACCATCATATTATAGCAATATTAAAAATATTCCATTTACAGCTACAGCTATTTCATACAAAAATAAATGGTATTGGTATTCCTGCATTTGTCTTGATATTTTAAACGAATATGGAAAAAATGAGGCTGATGCTGTGAATAAAGATATTGATATTATTGCATGGCAACCATTACCAGAGCCATACAGAGAGGAGCAGGAAGATGAACAGGAAAGCGACAACAATGTTTCTAACTGATTTATTAGAAGAGAGTTTGCAGGACAGAAAATATTATGCCAAAGAGGTTACGCTAGATTATGGAACAGCTCATCCGAAAAGAGTTGATTTAATACAATTTATTCCAGCAGGTGTTACTTGTGTGAGTGATATTGAGAAAGGAAAATTTATTTGTTATGAAATTAAATCGTGTGTGAATGATGTATATAGCGGTAATGGATTAAGATTTTATGGAGAACAAAACTATATAGTCACAACAATGGAAACGTACAAGGAATTAATGGACGATTTAAGAGAGGATAAGTTTTGGAAGTATCTTAAAGAAAATTATCCAGAAAGTAACAATAACGTGGGGATTATGGTGCCAATACCTACTCATATTAACTTAAAAGATGCACGAGAAATATATGAAGAATTTAAAAATCCAACGCCTCTGGAAGCAGATACGAGTTGGAAATTATATAAAATAATACTAAGCAGACAGTCATCAAGAAAACGTTCAATGAACGAATTGTTATTCTGTATGTTGCGTTCTAAACATAGAAATTAGCAAAGAAGGAGAGTGATTAGGGATGCGATTAATAGATGCAGATATAACGATTAAGGAGTTGAACGATAAAATAGCAAGATTAGATGCCAGACAACAAATCTATATGGAGAATGGTTTAATTGCTATGGCAGATACTATGGCAAGAAAAATAGAACTATGCATTGAATGTCGAGAACTATTAGAAAATCAGCCAACAGCCTATGATGTGGATAAGGTTTTAGAACAATTGGAATATAGCAGAGTGCCTAATACTGGTATTGCAGGTTATCACAAAGTGGTCGAGATAGTGAAAGGCGGTGGAATAGATGGAAACACCAATACTTGATGTATGCTGCGGTAGTAAGATGTTTTATTTTGACAAGAATAATCCAAATGTAACATTTATGGATTGTAGAGAATTAGAAGACATTTTATGTGACGGCAGAAAGCTGGAAGTCAAACCTGACATAATAGCTGATTTTAGAAATATTCCATTTGATGATAATAGTTTTTCTATGGTTGTGTTTGACCCACCACATTTACATAGAATTGGAGAAAATTCGTGGATGGCTAAAAAATACGGAAAACTGACAGATACATGGAGAGAAGATATAAGCAAAGGTTTTTCAGAGTGTTTGAGAGTATTAAAGCCTAATGGTACTTTGATATTTAAGTGGAACGAAGAGCAGATAAAATTATCAGAAATACTGCCATTGTTTTCACAAAAGCCAATATTAGGAAACAGAAGAGCAAAGACACATTGGCTGGTATTTATGAAAGAGGGTGATTGCATGGCAACCACTACCAGAGCCATACAGAGAGGAGAAGTAGATGAAAACACAAGAATTAATTGAAAGAGAAAAAGAACTTCTAAATACGGTGAAGGATTTAAAAGCAAGCATAAACCATGAGGAAAGAACACAAAATCTATTCATGCTTAGAAGAGTAAAAAAATCAGAGCAGCACCACAAGGCACTAATTAACAGTTTGGAAAAATTAGAACAATATGAAAGTACAGGTCTTTCTCCTGAACAAATTTGTGAAATAGACAAACTATACCAGGAGCAGGCAGCAGAACTAATGAAATTAAAAAAAGATAATTAGATAAAAAAAGAGTTTTCTTCCTATTAAAAGGAAACTGTAAAGCATAGATATAAGCGAGGTGAGAGTCCTCGTTTATATCTTGATATTCATATTAATTTTATGACCATTAAGGAGAAAAAACATATGCACATGATAGAGAAAATATTCAGATTCGGACATTCAGTTGAAATAGACAGATGCCTTGCTCCGAACTTTGGAAAAAAAGGAGAAAAGAGACAAAGACGTAAAAAGCCAACAGCCGAACAGATGAAGGAGCATAACAGAAAAATGGCAGAGAAGAAATTAAGAAGACTGATTAAATGTAACTTCACAGAAGATGATTGGCATTTAACATTGACATACGATAAAGATAACAGACCTACAGCAGAGCAGGCGCATAAGTTTTTGCTCAACTTCATCAAGTGCATTAGAAGATATTGCAAGAAGCATAATTATGTTTTTAAGTATGTTCACATTACTGAATATGAGGGTGTTGCAATACATCACCACATCATCATCAACAATTTTCCTGATGTGCAAAGAGTTGTAATTAAGAAATGGAAATATAACACTAACTGGTCACCACTGTATGCGAATGACAGAGTAGAAGAATTAGCAAGCTATCTCATTAAGGAAACAGACAAGACATTTAGAACAGCCAAGGCAGGAAAACAGAGATATTCGTGTTCAAGAAATCTTGAAAGACCTGAACCTGATGAAATCAGACCTTGCAATCTAAAGAAATTATCGCCAAATCCAAGAGTACCAAAGGAGTATAGGGATAAATACATAATTGACGTTGACTATTGCTACTATGGAATCAGCAACAAGACCGGTTATCCGTCACAAACAATAGTGCTTAGAAGAATATCGTAAGGGGTGTAAATGAAACAGGAAAGTAAGGCATTGCAGGTCAAGTGTCCTTTTTTCAAGAACCTACAGAAACAGAAAATCTACTGCGAAGGTGTTTGTGATGACTGTACCAGCACTATACAGACATACAGAAATAACAAAGACAGAGACAAGCAGTTGGATATATTCTGTTGTAAGCATTTTGAAAAATGTGAGATTTATCGTGCAATAGAGGAAGCAAAATATTGAATACATTCACATAGAACAGACAGGTTTAACCCTGAAATGGGGTAATAGTAGAAACACTGTCTTTTTGTCGTACCAAAAACAAGCCAAAAAACAGTAAAAATTTTTCCCGGATTCAAGGGGGGTGTTATTGCCCCTCTTTTTGTGTGTAAAATTTTAGCAAAAAGAAAGGGGAAGCACATGGCAAAGAAAAAAGAGATAAGAGACGAAGACATATTAAGTCTTATAAAGACTGAATATGTATCTGATCCGAAAATGTCGTATCGGAAGTTGGCGGATAAGTATAATTTTCCCCTGAAAAAGATAGCTGCAGCAGGCAAGGAAGAAAACTGGAAACAGAAGAGGGTACAACTTGGGGACAAAATTTTCAAAAAAACCATGAATAGAATTTCGACGAAAAAAGCAGATGAATTTTCACGTGTTATAAACAGTGCCGGAAGGATGCTCGGAGTGATTGAAAAGGCAATGGATGATGAAAAACAGTTCAACCGCTATGTACTGTCGGATGGAATTGAAAGCACAGAGCAAATTTACGACAAAGTAGACACCAGAGCAGTGAAAGACATGACAACAAGCCTTAAGGAACTTGCAAACCTTGTGGCATTTGTCAAAAACGAACAGAATAACGCAGCAGATACGGATAATGACGTAAAAGTAGTATTCGAACAGGAGGAAGAGAACAAAAATGGCTAATGTAACACTTAAATTACCCAAACCACAACCAAAACAGGTGGAATTCTTGAATTGTACGAAGAAATATGTGGGATATGGTGGCTCACGAGGCGGAGGAAAGAGCTTTGCAGTCAGAATCAAGGCTATAATAATGGCTCTTAACTACAGAGACATAAAGCAACTGATAATCAGGCGAACATTTCCAGAGTTGAAGAAAAATCACATTGATAATTTTAACAAATTATTACAACCACTCATTCAGGCAAAATTATGTAAGTATAACTCAACAAATAAAGAGTTTAAATTTTGGAATGGTGCAACAATATCATTTATGTACTGTGACAAGGAAAAGGACACAGATAAGCTCCAGGGGGCAGAATATGACATCATATACATTGACGAGGCAACGCAGTTGACCGAAAAAATGATGAAGGACATTACGGCATGTTGCCGTGGTGTTAATGATTACCCAAAGAGAGTGTACTTTACCTGTAACCCGGGAGGAAGGGGGCATGCATACATCAAGAGAATATTTATTGACAAAAGATACGTTGATGGAGAAAACCCGGATGATTATGAATTCATACAATCAGGTGTGAAAGATAATCAGGCATTAATGAAACATAACCCTGAATACATAGCACAGCTTAAAGCATTACCACCGGCAAGACGTAAGGCATGGCTTGATGGCTCATGGGATGTATTTGAAGGTCAGGTATTTGAAGAGTTTAGGGATTCACCTAAACATTACAAGGACAGACAGTGGACCCACGTTATCGATCCGTTCGAGATTCCAAAAGGCTGGAAGATATACAGAAGTTATGATTTTGGCTATGCAAAACCATTTAGTTGTGCGTGGTGGGCTGTGGACTATGACGGCTGTATGTACAGAATAATGGAATATTATGGATGCAAGAAGGATGAAGACAATGTAGGACTTAAAATAACAGCGGATGAACAGTTTAGGGAAATTGCAAGAATAGAGAATGAACATCCCTGGTTAAGGGGAAAAAGAATAGAAGGTGTGGCAGATCCTGCAATATGGGATGCATCAAGAGGTGAAAGTGTGGCAGAAACTGCAGAACGGTATGGAATATATTTTGAACCGGGCGACCATAAGAGAATAGCCGGGTGGATGCAACTTCATTACAGACTGCAGTTTGACGAAAACGGTTATCCTATGATGTACATTTTTTCGAATTGCAAGGGATTTATCAGAACAATACCTGCACTGGAATATTCAGAGACAAACCCAGAAGATGTTAATTCAGATCAGGAAGACCACATTGCAGACGAAACAAGATATTTTTGTATGATGCGACCAATAAGTCCGACAATAACAGTTAAAAAGCAGGTACATTTAGAAGACCCATTAAACATGTTTAACAAGGAGTAACAGATGAATTATTTTGAGAAAAAGAAAGCGAGAAAGAAAGTGAAGAAAGCAGAAAAGGAATTAAGAGACCAGACTTACACAGATACAATGACACCATCAAGTGACATGGTAATGTCTGACAGGGAAAGAATGGTAAGTGAAGCAGCAGTTCAGCCGATAGGCAGAAAAGAGATTATGGAAGCAACCGCCATAATGCTTAAATACAAGAATGGTAAGGCAAACACTGAAAGAAGAATCATTGAGAACGAACAGTGGTGGAAGAGAAGACACTGGGAAGAAATCAGAAGGCAGGACAACAAGACAGATGAAGCAGAACCAACATCAGCGTGGCTGTTTAACTGCATTATGTCAAAGTATGCTGACTATATGGATGCTTATCCTGAACCGAACATACTACCAAGGGAAGAAGGAGACAAACAGGAAGCAAAGAAACTGTCGTCAATAGTACCGGTAGTGTTGGAGCAGAACGGATTCAAAAAGGTATACTCAACGAAAAACTGGAAGATACTAAAAGATGGTGCGGCAATCTATGGTGTATTTTGGGATGGAAGCAAGTTAAACGGACTTGGAGACATTACAATCAAGAACATAGATGGTTTAAATCTCTTTTGGGAGCCGGGAATAACGGACATTCAGGACAGTGAGAACGTATTTCACGTCAATTTGGTTTCAAACTCCAAACTGGAGCAGATGTACCCACAGCTTAAAGGCAAGTTAGGTGGAAGAGCAATAACAAAGGCAGAATACATCTATGATGACAACATTGACACAACAGACAAGACACCGGTTATCGAATGGTATTACAAGAAATGGCAGAACGGAAGAAACGTTGTTCACTACGTTAAGTATGTGGGTGAGGAAGTTATATATGCATCAGAAAATGACACAGCGAGACCAACAGAAACAGCAGAGCAGCAGTTGACAAATCCTGAAACAGGTGAACCAATGGTAAATCCTGAAACAGGTGAAGCACTAACGGAAGTAACAGAGCAGGAAACAGGAGAAGAAAGTATTGCGGAACGTGGTTGGTATGATCATGGTAAATATCCTTTTGTGGTTGAAGTAATGTTCCCAATCGAAGGCAGTCTTTATGGCTTCTCGTACATAGACATATGCAAAGAACCACAGAAGTACATAGACCTTTTAGATCAGGCTGTATTGAAAAATGCGTTAATGAACGCAACACCAAGATGGTTTGTAGGACAAAACGCAGAAGTAAACGAAAAAGAGTTTCTTAACTGGAGAAAAAGCCTTGTACACGTAACAGGTAATCTTGATGAATTAAAACTAAGACAAATACCGGGACCAGAAATGAATGGTTCAGCAATTCAGAAGATTAATGACAAGATTAACGAGATGAAGGAAACAACAGGGAATACAGATGTGGCAAGAGGAAATGTTGGTGGTGGGATAACATCAGGAAGTGCCATATCAGCATTACAGGAAAGTGCAGGCAAGACATCAAGAAGTCAGAACCTTATGGCTTATGAAGCCTATAGTGACTTAATAACTATGGTTATAGAGTTAATAAGACAGTTTTATGATGTACCAAGACAGTTTAGAATCCTGGGCAAGAAAGGATATGAGTATGTTTCATACAGCAATGAAAACATTAAGGAACAACAGCAGGAAAGTGACTTTGACGTTGAAGCAGGTTATAGAGTGCCAACATTTGACATTGAAGTAACAGCACAGAAAGCTAATCCATACTCAAAGAACAGTCAGAATGAGTTAGCATTACAGCTTTACAATATGGGATTTTTTGCTCCGCAGAATGGTGATGTTGCCCTTACGTGTCTTGACGCAATGGATTTCGCACACAAGGAAGACATCACATCAAAGATACAGCAGAATGCTACATTGTATCAGGAAAACATGCAGTTAAAACAGCAGACATTACAGTTAGCAGCAGTTATAGACCAGATGAAGGGAACAACAATGGCGCAGGACCTTGCACAGTCATACAATGAGCAGGGCGACGTAGGAACAGGACAGACAGCGCAGGAAGTATCACTGGATGAAAGCGGTGAGCATCCGTTTAGTGAGAGAGCGAGAGAACAGGCACAGGCAGCAACACAGGTAAATGAATAGAGGTATAAATGATAGAAGCAACATTAACAGAGAACACATTGGACGTTAAGGGACATGCAGGATATGACAAACCGGGTAAAGACATAGTGTGTGCAGCAGTAAGCATTTTGATATTTACATTCTGTGAGGTAAATAAGGGCAGATTGGAAATTGAGACATACAATGCTGATGAAATAGCAGTAAGGTTTGAAGAAACCGTTGATACATCATACATAAAGACAGGGTTTTCATTCCTGATAAATGAATATCCGAACAATGTAAAATTCAGTATGAGCACAGAATGATTTCAGGGGGGGTTTAAAAGCCCCTTCTGATTTTTTTATAATCAAATGCATAAAGGGTCGCACCCTTCAAAAAAAGCAGAAAAGGAGGCATTTTTATATGTCATTTATAAAATCAATATTTAATCTCCAGTTTTTTGCAGAAGGCGCACCTGCTGGTGGAGAAGGAACGGGCGAAGGAACTGTGGTCGCCGCACAGGAGCCGGAAATCAAGTACGGCAAACAGGTAACAGATGGAACAGAGGAAGAAGAGGTCGAAGAGCCGGAAAAATCAGAAGAACCAAAAGGGCATAAGCCAACCTTTGATGAATTAATCAAGGGAGAGTATAAAGAGGACTTTTCGAACAAGATGCAGGAAATCGTACAGAGACGAATCCGTAACAGCAAGGATGTGGAAGAAAAGTTTACAACACTTGCTCCGGCATTGTCGGTTTTGGCTGAAAAATACGGAGTGGAAGATGCAACAGACATTAGCGCATTAACAGACGCTATCGTAAATGATGATGCATTGTATGAAGCAGAAGCAGTTGAAAGAGGTGTGGATATTCCAACACTTAAACATATCAAGTCAATTGAAAGCCAGAATAAGGTATTGGCTGAAACAATGCAGCAGAGAGAAAAGGACATGCAGAATGCAGAAGCATGGCAGAACATATTGGCACAGGCAGAGGAAGTAAAGGAAACATATCCTGAATTTGACATTGACAGTGAAATGGCAAACGAAAACTTCGGACACCTGATTGCAGTTGGTATTCCTGTTAAGGATGCATACGAGGTGGTGCATCTTAATGAAATACAGGCTAGAGCAGGAAGCATTATTGCACAGAAGACAGCCAATAAGGTTGCAAATTCCGTTAAGGCTAACAAGAAGAGGACTGTTGAAGGAACAACAACCGGTCAGGCAGTTCAGGTTAAGCAGGACCCCGAATCCTGGACAGAGGAAGAAAGAGACAAGATTTACCAAAGGGTAATGAATGGAGAAAAGATATATTTGTAGTATCAGAAAGGAAAAAGAAATGAACAGAAACACAAAATTAGCATTTAACTTACAGCACTTTGCTTTGGACCCTGCACTAACATCTGATAGTGAAATGTCCAAGGATATGAAAAAGAATTATGACATGGAGTTATTAAGACGTTCAACTCCAAACTTAATTCACGCACAGTTTGCAAAACACGCACCTTTACCTAAAGGACAGGGTCAGAACCCACGCTGGAGACAGTTTAAGAGTTATGCACCTGCACTTACTCCATTACAGGAAGGTGTAACACCTGTAGGCAAGAAGCCTAAATTAGAAATCATTGAGGCACATACAGAGCAGTATGGTGACTATACAGCCATCAGTGACAGAGTAACAATGGAAACTATCGACCCTATCGTATTAGAGCTTACAAAGTTACATGGCGAACAGGGTTCGAATACATTAGACATTGTAGCGAGAAACGAAATGATTACAGGAACAAACGTATTATTTGCTCCAAAATCAGACGGAACAAAGGTAACAACAAGAGCAGAGCTTGATGCAACATGTACAATGACACCTAAGGTTATTTCAATTGCAAAGACAATCTTAAAGAGAAACAACATCAGACCAATTGATGGCTCATACGTTGCAATCATTCATCCGGACATTGAAAATGATGTGACAACACATCCATTATTCATTGACATTAACCGTTACGGAGATAACGTTAAGAAGATTTTTGAAGGAGAAATCGGAAAACTTTACGGTGTAAGATTCGTCGTATCAACAAACGCAAAGATTTGGAATAATTCATCAGCATCAACAGGTGCCACACCTGCGGGACTTGCAGTATATGGCTGTTTATTCTTCGGTGAAGATGCATATGGTGATGTACAGCTTGAAGGTGGCAATATGGAAACTATTGTTAAACAGTTAGGCTCAGGTGGAACAGAAGACCCATTAAACCAGAGAGGAACAGTAGGCTGGAAAGTTACCGGTTATGTTACAAAAATCCTTAATCAGTTAGGAATTTTAAGAGTAGAGTGTTGTTCAGCAGAGTTTAGCTCAATTGCAGAAGCAAACTAGGAGGATAGAAGATGACAAAGACAAAGGAACAGTTAGAACAGGAATTAGCTGATGCTTTAGCTGCAAGGGATGCAGCAGAGCAGAAAGCACAGCAGGCAGAAATTGAAAAGGCGGAAGCCTTAAAGGAAAAGGAAGCTGCAAAGCAGGAAGCAGAAGACTCTAAGTTAAAGACAGAAGAACTTTTAAAAGCAGCAGCAGAAGCGGAAAAGGCATCAGAAAAGGAAGCAGAAGCTTTCTTAAAAGATGATGATAATGATGTTGAAATGATAAGTGTCCGTTTCCCGGCCCTTAGAGGAAAGGATGCAGACAAGGACATTGTACTCATAGTAAACGGTAAGGCTTGGCAGATTCAGAGAGGAGTTGAAGTTGAAATTCCTAAATATCTGTATGAAGTATATCTTTGCAGTGAACTTGCAAAGGATGAAGCAGCAGAGTTTATTGAAGAGAACACATCAAACTAAAATCAGCTTTGAATAAATCATAAGAAGGAGGCGGATGGCTTAATGTCATTCGCCTTTTGTAGTTAAGGAGAAAGATATGAGGAAGATAACCATAGAAGAGGTGATAGCACAGGTAGATTCAATGTACCAGAACACCTTTGACAGACAGGATAAGGTTAAGTGGATTGATGCATTGGAAGAAATGATAAAGCAGGACATCATAGACACACACGAAGACCCTGACGAAAAGGAAGAAAACAAACTGTACGCATATGGTCCATACACTGATGTGTACTTGTATTACATAGAAGCACAGATAGACAAGAGTAATGGAGAGTATGACAGATACAGTAATCACATGGCATTGTTTAACGCAAGCTATCAGGAATTTGAAAACCATTATCACAGAACACACATGCCAATATGGCATGGAAATTTTGAAGTGTAGGAGGAAAGAATGAAATTACCTGAATTACAGCCAATAAAGGCAGGAACAGTTAATCTTGATGCATTTAATGGAATCAATGACAATGTGTATATCCCGGAAGGATATTTTAAGGACATGAAAAACATGACATCAGATTATTACCCGGCATTGGGGCAGAGAAAAATAAGAGAACAGTATAAACTTTCAGGCAACTTTAACGGAGCAATAACTGTTAATGGAACACTTTATACAGTAGTCGACACAAAGATGTATAAGAACGGAACAGCCATAAACGGACTTACAGTTGCCAACAGTAAAAAGAAACTGTTAGGTTACGGGGCATACATTGTAATAATGCCTGATAAGATAATGTACAACACCAAGGACGGAAAAGTGTCTAATATGGAGTATAAAAAGAAAATTGACATATCAACAGAAAATGTAGAAACAAGTGATGCAAAGAAAAGTAGAATTTATCTGTCGGATGAGTATGGGAATCCATATGTAGTAATGGAAATGAATGCGTCTCAAATACCAACATCAAAACAGGATGCAAATGAAAAAGTCAAGGCATTTATAGATGCAAACAAAGTAATATATCCGGATTTTGTCAGCACAGTTAATGCGGTTGCAGGTGCAAAGAGTTCAATAAGGGCATATGTTGCATCTTGGGGTGGTAAATATAAACTGGGATTCTGTCCGATTACTTCTGAACATAAGATTGCGATTGAATATTACAACGACAGCACAGGAATGTGGACTAGCCCGAATTTATATTTGACATACTACATACAGATGAAAACAGCAGATGAAGCAAAAAAAATAGCAGATTCTATAAAAGAAGGGGATTTTGTAAAGATAGAGGTTTCAAATTTGGCAGGAACAGTATTAAAGAAGGGAGATACGTCCAATAACACTTACGACTTTTACCAGAAGTTTGCAACTCCAATAAAGGTTGAAAAGGTGTTAAGAAAAAACAATGATGTTGGATTTGTATTTTCTAACACGGGAATAGATTTTTTGGAATATGTAATGAAGGAAAAAGACTACTCAATAGCTTACTACTCAGATTCTGCTACAAGTGACGCAGATGAAGGTGTTAAGTTACAGACGTGTTTAAATTATGCCACATTTTTGTACAGTATGCCAAATGACGGAAAAGCAAAAGGTTTCAAGGTCGCAACATTAAAAAGGGAAATGCCAAACATGGATTACCTGACAGTAGCAGATAACCGTATATGGGGATGTTCTAACAGCGCACATGAAATATATGCGTGTAAACAGGGTGACCCAACAAACTGGTATTCCTATGCAGGAATATCCACAGATTCGTATGCAGTAACCATTGGCAGTGATGGAGAGTTCACTGGATGTTGCACATATAAGGGAACACCGTATTTCTTCAAGGAAGATTTAATCATCATTATGTATGGCTCAAAACCATCAAATTATCAGGTCAGCGAGATATTTTCTCAGGGAATAGAAAAGGGAAGCTCGGAATCCATAATTTATCTTAATGGAGCAATGTATTATAAAGCACGAAAAGGAATAGTGAGATTTGACGGTAGTAATGTAACAACCATATCAGAAGAACTTGGAAAAAAGAGATTTAAGAATGCAGTAGCTTCAGCAAGCGACAGCAAGTATTTTGTGTCAATGTTGGAAAATGATAAACCACGTCTGTTTGTATATGACAGTGACAAGGGAATGTGGCACATAGAGGATGATTTCAGACCGGACTTTTTCTTCAAGTTTGGAGCAACAGTGTGTGGAGTTAGGAGAACTGATTCAATGGTGTACAGAATTGACGGACTTGAAGACATTACAAAGAAACTGCCGTCAGCCACAAAGAAGATGGAAATAGAAGAGAATGTTGCAGTAGGTAATTTGATTATATACAACAGAGGGCTTGAATGGTACGCAGAGACAGGACCAATTGAAAAAGGAAGTGTTAATGCCAAATACATTCAGAGACTTGGAATCAGATATGAATTGCAGGAAAGAGCTTTTCTTACTGTTAAGGTTCAGTATGACAATGACAGTGAGTGGCAGGAAGTTTTTACACACGAGGGAAGAAAAGGCGAGGGAGCAGTAAGCGTGCCATTCAGACCATGCAGGTGTGAAAAGTTCAGATTAAGATTTGAAGGAAAGGGCAAATGCCTTATCCATAACATTCAGAGAAGTGTGTATGAAGGGAGTGATGTAAGACATGGCAACTTTTAAGATGGAAGAACCACCGGGATTAACCGGAGATAATGCAAGGGATGTAAGTGCTCTTAATTCGTACATCTGTAATTTACATTCACAGTTAAGATACATGTTTACGGCACTGGACGAGGATAACATGACGGATTCAATTAAAAACAGATTAAACATAAAGGAGGAAAAGTAATTGGCGGGAATAATTAAAAAGAAATACCTTACGGGGCAGACAAAGCAGACAACCAATCAGACAGACGTGCAAAATCAGACAAGCACATCAAACAGCTACAGTAACAGTGTATCGAATAGTAACGGACTAAGCTGGAACACAAGTTATGTGTCTAATGGAACAAAGAATGCATTAAAAAAAGCTGAAAAGAGATTTAACAGTCCGTACGAACATCAGCTTAACAGCACATTAGGTCAGATTAATAACAGAAAGAAATTTGAATATGACTTAAACGAAGATGCGTTGTATCAGCAATACGCAAACAATTACAAGGCATTAGGACAACAGGCAATGCAGGACACAGTGGGAAGTGCTGCAACACTTTCAGGGGGCTATGGTAATAGTTACGCAGTAACAGCAGGGCAACAGGCATACAACTCATATTTGCAGCAGTTAAATGACATTGTGCCTACACTGTATCAACAGGCAAGAAGTAATTACGACACAGAAACACAGAACCTGTATAACAAAGCCGGCTTGTATCAGGGATTAGACAGTGAAGCATATCAACGTTATTCAAATGACAGAAGTTACTATAGCGATAAATATAACAATGAGTGGAACAGAAACGCAGTGTCCCATTCAAAACAGACAGACACATCAAGTCAAACATCAAGCGAGACTTCAAACACAAACAGCTATAGCAACAGTACAAATACATCCATTAATTCGACGTATGCTAAGCCGACTACAACATTGCCAACATACACAGAAAGACAGAAAGCAGGAACAAAATATAATAATGCAAAAGCACTGTTTGATACATATAACCTGTATGGCGGTGACAATTTACAGAATTATGATCAGTGGTTAAAGAGTAACAACATGAAAAAGAGTAAGACAGCAAGAAGACAGTACGGAGCATATTTATCAAGTCAGATAAGTACAGGAATTAACAAGACATACGGAACAAAGAGAAAGAAGAGCAGTAGTAAGAAGAAATAGGAGAAACAAATGGCAGGAATATCATTAGAGCAGTACAGGGAAGCAGAAAAAAGAAACAGAGTTATTGAGGCGAATGAATTTTTCGCCTCTGCTTCTACTGTCGGAAAGAACATAACAGACACATTAAATAATGGTGGCGGAAATGGAAACATTGGTAAACAGCGCATACAGTCAGCCAATCTTCTTAAGCAGGCACAGAGAATGAGACAGATGTATGCCAATGAGGGAAACAAGAAGATGGTTAAGAACATTGATTTGGCTACAAATTATCTTAACAATGTTAATTCACACTTGGATAGTGTGCTATCCCCGGAAACTACCATCAAAGAAGCTTTTTCGGATGTAACACCTACAATTCCAACACAGAACAACAAAACACCGAATAAATTCCAAAAAATCAATTACAACATATACAACCAGAACAGAAATTTATCCTTTGATGAATTAAACGATAAACAGGCACAGTATAAGAGAGAGGGAAAGCCTGAAATATACAATCATATATTGGAAGGACTTAAGAGCGAAAAGGCAACAGACAATGATTATAAAAATGCTGTTGAGACTGCTAAGAGTAGAATTAAGGAACTTGACACAGGAGACGACGAAGGCAGCAGAGCATATAAGCAGTATATGAAGATGCAGAATGATAACAGTGCTCATGGAAGATATGCAAAGGAAAGCCTTAAGAGAAATCACGAAAATTCGGAAGGATGGAAGAGAGCAGCAGAGATTGACAAGTATAATGACATCATTAACAAGTATGGAAACTATGCAAAATACGGAAAAACAAATACAGAAGTATGGAAACAGTCTGTAGATGGAATGTCATATAAGGACAAGACAGATTACATTAATAAATTAAAAACAAATGAATATGAAGAACAGTTACAAAATACCATAAGTAAATATCCGTCAGGAAAAGATTACATTAACAGCCTTGCAGGAGACGAAAAACCAACCGCACAGGGCTTTTTAACGTGGATGGAAGACAATAACAGGGGATTCTACAGCGAACAGCGTGGATATGAGAAAAACACAAACTCAAACCACATGGACGTAAGCACAGCAAGAAACAATCTGCTCAATATGGATAAAAAGGTAAATGATTGGGAGAAGAACAGTGAAGAAAGAAATAATCAGATAGAATACCTTGATAAATATGCCAAATCTACAATTCAGGATAATTACGAAGATTACAAGGCATTGTATGATGAATATGAGAATAAGTTTGATAATTCAAAGTCACAGAGCGAACAGCAGGACTTGGCACTGGACTTCCAGAAGAACTATAACCAGAAGTACATGGAGCTAAAGCAGGAGCATAACTATAACCTTTTGAACGACCAGGATAAGACAGAACTTAACAGAATTGTAACATCAGGAGCAGATGATACTACACTCTACGACAATTTGAAAAAGAAATATGGCTTTAACGAGAATGAAGCAGATGCAGTGGTAGGATATGCAGAAGCAAAAAACAATGAAGAGATAGCAAAACAGCAACAGGAAGAATACAGAGAGTTCGGAAGAAAACATCCGGTTACAGGAACAATAACATCTGTTCCAATGTCATTAACAGGTGGAATTGGAGCAGTAAGTAATACATGGGACAGATTAAAGCAGGCTTTTGGCTCTGAAAGAGCAATTGATTGGAACAATGCACCTAACAGAGTATCAAAGAATACACAGGAGTTGAGAAAAGGTGTAAAGGATGATATTAACAATGAATTAGGAAATTTTGTATATGATGCATTCGCAAGTACACTTGATTCAGCTGCAACAATTCCACTCAACATGTTGGTTCCGGGAGCAACAACAATATTGCTTGGTTCATCCGCCGCAAGTAGCGCCATGATAGATGCTCACGATAAGGGGGCATCAGATTCTAATGCAATAATGACAGGTGTTGGAGCAGGAATTTTCGAAGGTCTCTTTGAAAAAGTATCTTTGGATAAGTTAATTGATGTATCAAAGAACATGACTAAAAAGGGATTAAAAAACGTATTAAAAGGTGTTGCTAAATCTTCAATGATAGAAGGAAGTGAAGAAGGATTTACTGAAATAGCAAACATTCTATGGGACAGTGCAGTAAATGGTGACTTATCAGATTACAACATGGCATTAAAGCAGTACATGGACCAGGGAATGTCTGAAAGCGAAGCAAAGAAGCAGACAGACAAGGATATGGCTAAAAGAATAGCAATGAATGTTGGCGGTGGTATGCTTGGTGGTTTATTCTTTTCTATGCCGGCAGCAGGATATGGTCATGTAAGAAATAAAGCTAACTTCGAAATTACAAATAAAGGTGAAAACATAATCAAACATAATAAGAACACAGAACTTAAGGAGTACATAGAAGATAACTACGACAAGTCAAGTGAAGTGTACCAGCTAATGAAGAATACAGACCTTGAGAATCCGGGAGAAGTTGGATATTTGTCAAATGCTGTTGAATTAAGCGAGTATCAAAATTCAATTCAGAAGTTTGATGATGCAATGATTCCGGCTGTTAAGTCACGTTTGGAAGAATTAAATGTACCGGAAAGTGATGCCACTGAACTTGCAGTTAAGACAATACAGAACATTGGAAACAAAAAGGACATTGATGCAGGACCTTATAAGGAAGCATACGACCAGATTAAAAGAGACATAAGAGAGAAAAATAAGGGTGTATCTGTGGAGTGGCTTAATAACGTTGACTTAACCGGTCAGGCAGAACACATTGACAAAATGAAGAAAATAGCAGGACTTAATGAGGGAAAGAGCCTAAAGACAGAAAAGCAGCAGGAAGTACAGAAACAGCAGGAACAGTTGGAAAACAACGTAAACGAAAACGTGGCAGAGAAGATGAACGAAGGAAGAGTTGTTGAAAATGGAAAGGCAAGTCTTGTTTCTGATGAAGATACAAAGTTTAATATTTTATCACTTGCTGTTGGAACAGACGGAAGAACAAAGGTAAATACTGACACAAGACAGACATACGACATTGACGACGTTATTGTTGACAGAAAGACAGCAGAATTAAGTGAATTTGCAAATCAGTATGAGGGAAAGGACAGACAGAAATTTTTCAGATCATACGAGGAAAACAGAAATCTTTCACCGGCAAAGTTTGCAATGTACTACAATGAGGCTTACAGATATGGAAATGAGAACCTTGGTATTGAATCAGCACTAAAAAATCAAAGACTTACAAACGTTTTGAATACAGATGCCATTGCTCGTGCATTTGACAGTGGAAAAGCCGAATATAAGCAGAAAATTGAGCAGAGCAGAGTTATCACAAACAATAATAACAAGGGAAAAGTTGTATTTGATAATGTTGCCCCTGAAATGCTTAACGATACACAGAGAGCAGCAGTTGATTTGGCAAACACTTTGTCGGACATAACAGGTGTAACTTATGAGTTCTTTGAAAGTAAAAAGAACGAAAACGGAAAGTATCAGGGAGAAAACGGAAGTTATAACAGAAAAGAGAACAAAATAAGAATAGATATTAACGCAGGTATGATTAGTTCTACAGAAGGAAACAATTTAATGGTTGTCACATTGGCACATGAATTAACCCATTACGCAGAAAACCTGGCACCTGCTGAATATGCAAACCTACAGGAATTTGTTTTCAACAAACTGTCAGATGAAACAGGAAAGAGCATTGAACAGCTTATTGCTGATGAAATCAAGAATCGTGGAGAAAAAATCAGCGAAGATGTAGCCAAAAGCGAACTGGTGGCAAGGGGATGTGAAGCAATGCTTACAGACAGTGAAAGTATTAAATCACTTGCAAAACAGGACGTTGGACTGTTCAAGAAGATTAAGGCAAAAATAGATGATTTCTGTAACAAGATTATCAAGGCATGTAAGGAAATCTTAAACAGTGACGGAAGCATCAAGGACAGTGCAATATCCAAAGAAGCACAGATGATGCAGAAATACGCACAGGAATTAAGAAAACTTTGGAGCAGTGCTGTTAAGAGTGCAGGGGAAAGTAATACTTTTGAAGGAGCAGATACTACAAGTATGCTGTTAAAAGATAGAAATAAGTACCCATATAATATGCAAACAGTAATACAAGACTATATTGATAGTGTTGATGAAAAAATAAAAAAAGATTATGAAGATGTTGTTAATGGGAATGTAAAGTTTAAGAGAAATTACATTAATGATGTTAGTGAAAAACAGGCAAATGATTTTAATAGATTAACCGGCATTGATGTAAGAGGATATACTAATAATATAAATACAAATGCTTATGTACATATTAATCAACGTCATGGTGCAGAAGGTGTACGAGATACAACAATGTCAAAATCAGAAGATGTAGCGAGAATGAAATATGTAATTGAAAATTATGATAATGCGGAATTAGTTACAAAGAAAGGCGGAGAAACAGATTATTCTATAGAATTTAGGGATAAAAAAGACAGACCGGCTAAAATGGTTAAACTTAGTAAGAAGATTAATGGGGTATATTATGTTGTCATAACATCAGCTGATAACAAATTTAAGAAATTATGGGTTGTGTCAAGTTACATAGAAAAAGGAGTTACGCAAGCTCTAGATGTACAAGCCCCTAGATCGGACGTCCGAAACGCTCTTGCTTCTCCTCCTAATGAAAGTATATCTCAAAACAATAAAAATGACAATGACATCTTAAAGCAGGACAGAAATACAGATAGTGAAGGAAACAAATTGACTAAAGAACAGCAGGAGTACTTCAAAGATTCAAAGGTTAGAGATGAAAAAGGAAATCTTAAGGTAATGTATCATCAGACAGGAGCAGATTTTACAGTATTTAATTCTAATAAAGAAGTTGCCGGAAAGTATGATTCAGAACTTCCAACAGGATATTTTCTTAAGACTGACAGCAGGGATATAAGTGTTGGTGGAAACAAGCAAATGAAAGTATATGCTAACATAACAAATCCATTAACCTTTAACAACAGAGATGAAGCAGTACATTATTGGAAAAAGGAAATTCCGGAATACGAAAGTACATACAATACAATCAAGGAAATAGACAACGAATACCAAAAGAAATATGAAAATGCTTGGGAACAGTCTATGAATGATTATAAGGAAACATGGAACGCAATGAAACGTGGGGAGATAACAGAAGAAGAGTTCAATGAACGAACAACTGCACAGGACAAAGAAGATGAAATACTTCAGGAATGGGAAGATAAAGTCAATGTTCAAAAAAGAAAGGCAAAAGAATTAATTAATGATTTTATTAAAGAGAAAGGTATTGATGGAATCATTGTTAAAAATGATGTTGGAAGTAATCAAAGAAGCGTTGAAAGTTACATAGCATTTAATTCAAACCAAATCAAGAATGTGACAAATGAAGCACCGACATCGAATGAGGATATACGTTATCAGGTTAGACAGGATGCTGATGGAAGGGATTATGTTGAAATTAGTGAAGATATATTGGAAGGGGTGAAAGAAGATGATTATGAAGCTGTAACAAAAAAAGTTCTCACAAGCATATTTAAAAGTGGAATAGAAAACAAAAATAATATTTTCACTATGAATAAAAATGACAAAAGGGAATTTGTAAGAAACAAAACAATGACATACTATCTGCATAATGATAATCAGATGCGATTAGATAAATTAAGATTAAGCAAGAATGCATTGGAAATAATAAATAATGCAAAAAATTGGAAAAATGTAGAAAAGAAATATACAAATACAAATAATAAGCATTTAGTTGATTTTGCATATGGT